GTCTTTAACATACTATGTTTAATTATAGTCCTTGTTTAAATAATAACTTCTTAATGATGTTATTCCAATTAGTCTTAAACCAATTGTTAAATGTTCTAAATTGTTGTGCTAACCACTCAAATATTCTTACCATAATTTATTTTTTTAGTAGTTGTGATATTTTAATTATTGTATAAACCAACGTAGCTATTATTAGAAGTCCTTGTAGGTATTGATTAATCTCTGCTATTGTTATAACGTACACTGAAATTCCTAATATTGTTGGTTCAAATCCATTCATTTTATTATTTTTTAATCATTAATCATTAGTTTATTTTAAATGCCATATATATATAAGTGTCTCCACTTGTGTTAATTTGTGTTGCTCCTGAATTTCTAATACTAAATCCAGTTGATGTAAAGTTTATTTGTTCATTAGAACCAGTATCTTCAGCACCACTTGTATTAGGTCTTAAATGAGCAGTACCATCTGACCTTACAGTGTCGTGTAATATCCAAGCACTCCCTGAACTTGCCCCTTTAATTAATACCCAATCTGGAGCAAATCCAACATTTACAGAATTACCAGAACTTGATGTACCAGTATAACTTCCAAACTTGCTATATCCAGATACTGAATGGAAACAGTAGGCGATGTAATTTTCACCATTTGCACCTGATTTGTGATTACTTCCTACAGTAAATACTGTTGATGTAGGAGCTACACCTGTGTCATTTGGAGTTCCAAATATATCTCCACTTCCAGATGCTGCATCAGTTGAATTTAAAGATAAAAATTGACCTGTGCCAACAGCAGAATGATAAACCACCCAATTATCAGTTTGGTCTAAATTTTTAATTATCATCATTTCTGGAGCAGCTGATAATGAATGACCAATCGTAGTATTACTACCAGTCCCTTCATATTTAACTATACTAAATCCTGCATTAGCATTTGCACTAACTATTGAATCTATACTACCTTCTGTGTTAATCGTAGGCTCATTATCATCGGCTTTCCACGCATAAGAAATATTAGATGTACTTACTGTTGCGTGTTGTGCTATTGTTACACTTGTTGCTCCTGCATACCAATCTTTCACCCTCCATTGATTAGTTGTGTTTACTGGATTAGTGTCGTTACTGGATAAATTAGAATTGTTACCTCTAATAATATCACCCCAACTCCAATGAGCGCCTTCATCTCTTGTTTTTGTTACAACAAATTGTGGCTTAAACGCAAAACTTAAATCATAATCTGAACCTGCTGCCATATCATAAGCTTGTATATCAAAACTTTTTGCTACTGTTGGTGCTTCTGTATCAGGGTCTGCTGCAAATGCCATATAGATATATGTATCGCCATTTGAATTTCTACTTACATCACTTGTTGATATTTGAAATCCATTACTTAAAAATGTAATTCTTCCTGCTGAATTTACAACTTCTGCATTACCTGTATTAGCAAATAAATACGCATCATTAAATTGTCCTCCTCTTTTATTATCGTGAATATTCCAGTTGCTACCTATTGATGAACCTTTAATCATTACATATGCTGGCTCAAAATTTGTTTCTACAATCGGTCCATCTGTTGAACCATTACCTGTATATGAGCCAAACTTTGAAAAGCCTTCGACTTCTGCAAAACAATAATTTATAAAATCACTTCCGTTTTCATTTATATTATTTGCATTAATTTGTTTTAAAGTAATTAATGTTGAACTTACATCTAACCAACCTCCAGAAACTGTATCTCCAGTTGAAGTATCATTTAAATAAAATTTTCTTGTTATTCCTATAGAATGATGATAAGTAGCCCAATAAGCACTACCATTACTTAAATTTTTACTTATTATAAGTTGTGGTGTTGCACTTAATCCGTGTCCGATGGTTGCATTTGCAGTATTGTTCCCTGTATATTTTACGATAGAGAAACCTGCGGCATCATTAACTTGTACTGTACTCGTAATACTTCCATCAGTATTGCTGCTTGTAGTTCCTCCGTTTGCTTTTAGACACCAAGCTACATAATCATTCCCATTATTATTAACAAGGTTGTCAGAACCAACAGTAAAACCACCTGTGTCAAATGATTGTATAACTGTTGATTTTGTATCTGGTGCATTAGTAACATTACTAAACAACTGTGAATTAGTTCCTCTTGTTGAATCTGATAACATATGCCACTCTCCTGTAGCAACTCTATCTTTTGCCCAAATTAAATCTGGCTGAAATCCTAATCCGTATTCGTATGTTACATTACTTGCAGTACCATCATAATTTCTTGTGTCATCATTTGCATTTCCTTCAAATCTATAAGAAGCTACAAGTGAGTTTTCATTATATAATGTAGTTACTTCTGCTGCTGATAATGCTTTGTTGAAGAATCTTACTTGGTCTATTTTACCATTACTATAAACTGGATTTAAAGCAGCATTTACTCCAATATTACCAATAACTGAACCCCCATAACTTGGGTATGAAATCCAACTTGAAGAAGAACCAGTGCCTGAATAACTTGAAGTAACAGATTTACTTTCGCCATCTATAAATATTTGAACTGCACTACCTGTTGTTTGAACTACAATGTGATGCCATTCAGTATCTGCTGTTAAAGGAGCGGAATGAGATGCTTGGTTTGAACTTGAACCATCTCTTATAAAAAGTAATATATAATTATTAGCAGGTATCCAACCAAAATTAAAAAAATCATCTTCTATTGTGCTTGAACCAATACTAAAAGGATAAACTCTACTTGATGTGGTATCAGCTTTAACCCAAGCACTAATAGATTTTATAGTATCAGAATCATTAAATGGAGAGCCGCTTGGCAGTTGTACTTTACTATTACTTCCAAAACTTGCTGCTTGTCCATATCTTCCTGCTGCATATTGTATTTCTGTCCCAGTTCCATCATAGTTACCACTTTCATCATCTTCATTGTTTTCAAATCTATAAGTAGCAATACAAGAACTATCTCCAAGTACTTGTAGTGTGTCTGTTGTATCTTCTGATAATGGGTCTAATGATTCTACTGTAGAAGCTGTTTCTGCATATAAAGTAGATACTTCTGATGAAGATAGAGCTTTAGTGAATATTCTTACTTGGTCTATTTTACCACTAAAATATTGAACATTAATATTACCAAGTGAACCTATATGAAAATTTGTATTTCCAGAATAAGAGGGGGCTGTATATGTTCCGCTACCATCTTCTATACCATTGAGATATATTTTACTTGAATTTCCTGCACTATCAATAGTAACTACAGCGTGATACCAAGTGTTAGTTGATAAAACAGTAGAACCTGAAACAACATTAACTGTCTCAGTATTATAAGCTAAAGTACCTCCATCATCTACTCTGAATCCCCATCCATAATTACCAGTAGCGTAATTAGATACTATTTGTCGATATCCACTTGTAGTGTTTATATTTATCCAAGCTGAAATAGATATAGTATTTATATTAAGAACATCACTTGAAATCTCTACCTCACTACTTGTACCATTAAAATATCCACCTGCACCAAACTTACCTCCGTTAATAGAATGTGATGAAGAACCATCTCCTTCGTATAATACTACTCCAAAGTGTTCTGATGGTGTAATTCCTCCTGGTGCTGCTGCAGCTCCCTGTAATAATCTCTTATTTACAGCCATATTTAATCTATATTAGGGAAATCATATTGCATTACTTTCTTTTTAGTAGTAAGTGCACCTATTTCCGATTCAACTGTTTCTGATTGGTCTCTTAATGCTTGTCTTGCTTCTGCTATATCTGTAGGTATTTCAGTTCCATTATCTGCTTCTCTAATTATATACCAGTCAGTAGCTGCAAGTTTGCTTCCTATTTGACCTTTAAAGTTGTTTATTCTTCTTTCTTTTAATTCTGCTAAAGTTTCACTCCAAGTAATATCTTCTGCATCTTTTCTGAATACTGAAGCTGCTGAATCAAAATATATTTCTCCAAGAGTGTGTATTCTTGAATCATAATTCTCATCTATGATTACATCAAATAATCCTGCATTGCGTAGTTCATCCGCAGTCATACTTCTTGCGTTTAAGTGATAACCTGTTGATGACCTAAACTTGTTAGGTACATCTGGGTACGTTGTGATAATTCCGTTGTTATTTACTGCTTTCATATTATTAACTTGTTGCTTCTTGACTAATTGTTGCCCACTGTTCAGTAGCTCCATTAGTACTTACGATTTGAATTAAATTTGATACAGTACCATCATAAGTACCGCTTATTTCTTTTACACTTGCAGGTAATGTTAATGTATAATCACCATCAATTACTAAATCTATAACCATCCCTGTTGAAACATTAGAGAATGTTAATGTAGTATTTGCACTTAATGTTTTTGTGTGTACAGCTGCTGCTGACCAATCAACATCACTTGCTGATATAGTAGCTGAAGTAGTAAACTCTGCTCCCATTTTAGCATAAGTAATTTGGTCATCCGCTATATGTACTGTGTCTATTGCACCATCTGCTATCTCATCTGAATCTATTGCATCAGCTGCTATTGATAAAGCTCCTGCTGATACAGTTGCATCTCCACTTATTGCAAGTGTTGACCCATCTCCAAATAAAGCATATACTTCATTGAAGTTGTCATTTGTTTTGTCCATAGCGGTTCTTAATGGGTCACCTGTCCCATCATTTGCCGAAGTACCTATTCCTATTGCCTGTTTTGCCATTTTATTTTATTTTAATATACTGTTGCGTCTGCTGTTAAAGTTGTGCTATCTGCACTAAATAATGTCGTATCTACCGTCAAGTATGAGCCGTCTGCATCAAAAGGATATATTATACCCCACCCATTTGCTTCATTAACGTTCCCAAACCAGCTTACACTATATATTGACCCGAATGACATCTTTTATCTTTTTTAAATAACTACTTAATTTAAATTCGTTTTCTTTCTTTGGTTTGTATGTCTGCTTGTTATCTTTCATAAAACCCAATTAGTAAAATTAACATCTCTCTCTGGATACATTCCTCCGTCTTGACTTCCTATATAGTCAGGATAAAGGTCTAAATTATCATCCATGTAATCAATAAATCTTTTAGCATAAAAGTCTGCTGTTTCTGTAGCGTGTTTAGTTAATTTAGTTATTTCACTCTCTGAAACAGAAGTTGCATTTTCGCTATTATGTTTATATATACCTCCATTTGATATTTGATAAGCAGCATAAGGTAAATACGTTGCTTGTGTGTACCAAATAAGCATTGGTTTAATATATGTATTGATTAATGTTTCATTTACACTTGATAATGTACTATTTATTACTTGAGTTTGTAATGCACTGTAAAATCTTGTACCTAAATAATTTTGTATATAAGTATCTTGTGCTACTTCTACAAACTGTATAAGTTTATCAGTATCTACATTACCATCTATTATGGATTTTCTTTTTAGTTCTTCTAATGTAATAAATAATGCTTTCATTTTTTATAATTTGGATGATGTCCTCTGTTTGCCATATCTTTTGGTGCAATTTCAACTTCAGGAGCGTTTTTAGGCTCTTTTAAGCCATCTTTTATTGCTTCTGCTTCACTAACCAGGTTATTATCAGAAACCTTCTTCTTATATACCTTTAATTCCCAATAGTGATGACAATTTACACCGCCTTTATACTTAAATAATGAATAGTTCTGTCCTTTATGTCCTAATTCCTTATTTACACCTCTAAAAGACATCATATTTATATCTTCTTTTCTAAATACAAGATTTTGACCTGTTAATAGCTCCATTCTTTGACAAAAACGTCTGCTATCAGCTGAATTTCTTACAGGACCATAAGAATATCTAACCTTATATGTTGAATTGTCTTGTGAAGACACTTTATTAGGTTTAGCATCATCTTTTGACACTTCTGCAAGTTTAGTAAAGTCAAATTCTGCTTCTGTATCTTCTACTTTTTCTGTATGTATAA